AAAGCTGTCATTTGTCCTGTAGCTGCTGAGGTGCCGCCTATCAAGTTGTTGCTACCTAATTGCTCTAACTTAATAATAGCATTCGAACCAGTTTGATCGACGAATATTTCGTCGTCTGCAAATAAACTTAAAGATAAAAATAAAAAAACTAAACGCATAATCATTTCATATATTTCCAGTAGCCCATTTGGATACCTTGGGCCACAATATCTACAATACCAGTTTCTATAGCAGCTTGCAAAGCGATAGACTTACTTTCATTCATAGCATTACCTGTTTCAAATTCTACTAGTTTTGTCCCATCAGCAATATATCTGAAAAAATCGTTAGACAAACCAACAGATAAAATACTTTTTGTTGTTAGATTTTCTAATAATATTTCACCGGTAGAAACTGAAACAACTCGCATAGAAACTATTACAGTATCTTCACGATATTGCTTAGAGTTACCAATACCGAGGTATCTAGCACCCATACCGCCAGTTAATAGATTGGTATTGTAATCTATCAAAGCTCCTTCAATAATTAAGCCTGCAAATAACAAAGGCATCTGTTGTTCGTCTTCATCAAATTTTTCTCTAGTGGATCTTATAATCTGACGTTCACGAGTGACATGATCTATACCCACACGTTCTACTACTCTAAAAAATTTAGATTGTTTTAAAGCTCTTATAACATAGGCTTCTGGTGCTTGGGTCAAGGCTGAACTAAAACTAGCATAACCATCTATAGATTTTCTTTGGCCAGTAGCATCTGGAAACTGATATACGGCTACGATAGGTCTTTGTTCTGGATAAGGTAAGTTTTTGATGGCTTCTGTTACAGGCTCATTGATAAAAGCTGCTTTAGAAAAACACTCTGCTTTACCTACTATAGTGACGACATCTTTGTAATCATTATCTGGATTAGTCAGACAAGGTGAAATGTATTGTAGATGTGTTGCACAACTAGAAACCAAAGTCCCCAATAGGGATAGTGATAGTAGTTGTTTCGCCAGTTGTTTCATTAAATATAGACATTGTAATAGTTATACCGTCGCTAGTCCAAGTTATCAAATTATCAAATAAAGTGAAACTGCCTTGTTCAGCAGGGTTTTCACCAAATAATTGATCAACTAACTGTCTAGATAACTGAGCATAAACTCTTGATTCGAAGTTTCGTAAAAACCTTGCTAAGGTTGTGTTATCTGCATCTCTTTCGAGTTCATCTTGTAAAGCTTTGATTTCTGCTTCTAATGCTTCACGCCTTGTATATTCTTGCTCGTCTATTGTGAGATAATGTTGTGATGTGCCAACTCCTGAAAATGATGGTGATTTGAATTGAAACTTAATCTCATCAGCTAGGATAGGCAAAGCTAAAAATGGGATTAAATATATAGCACAACCTATCCTCTTGTATTTATCTTTGTAGTAATCGTCAATCTTTTCTTTGGTCATCTCTATCTGCCTTAGCTATTTTATTACTATCTATTAGTTGTGGCACACCTAGCATAGTTTTAATCATAGTATCTTGTCTGATAATTTCATTATCTAAACTTCTGATTCTATCTATTAAGGCTACTAAAATACCGTGCTGTGAGTCAAGTTTGGTGCCGAGTCTTTGCTCCATAGCGGTTATCTGCTCAGCTACTTTTTCATCCACCACATCTAGTTTGTTTTCCATACCATCAACTATTCTCATAATTAATTTGTAAATAAACCAACCTAAACCTAATGCTGCTGCAATAGGAAAACCTACTTGTTGAATTATGGTAACTATATCTTGCATGAGAAAGGAGCAGTCTGATGTTCCCCTGGTTTTGTATGGAAACCGATGAGCTTTACGCTAGTCAACAGACTACTCGTCCTTTTTGTGTGATGCTCCAAAGTAAAAAGATATGACCGCACTAGCTAAGCCACCTAAGTAACCAAGGACTAGATTTATGAGTGCTTCACTATTTTGTTCAGGCGGTTGAATTGTTACTAAAAATATATAACCCATAAAGCCACCTATTGTGATAAACCCTAATATTTTTGAGGTCCAATCACCAGAAAAAACACTTCGTGCGTTTTGTACATCTTGGGTTTGTAGTTTGTAAATATCTACATCTAACTCTTTCATTTTTACTTCGAAATCTTTTTCTGCTTTTTTAAGTTCTAGTAACTGTTCAGGTGTAGCGTTTTGCATGGCTTGTGCAATTGATTTAGGTTCTGCCTTACAGCCTAGCACACTAGCAATCATGTTTGCTGCTGCACCGCCTAAGGGCCCACCAACTGCTTGACCTAATGAGGGTGCTACAGTTGCTAAAGTATTTTTTAATATGTCTAACATAGTCCTATTTCCTTTCTGTCCATACCTAATGGTAGTTCTGAAATACATTCTATCATATTTTTTGGGATGTGAATGTAAGGCTCATTATCATCGACATGCTGTGGATCTTGTGACAAATTCATTATGACTTCGTAATTATGTTCAGGCTGCCATTGGTGCATATACAGTCCATCAGTCATAGCATAAACCGTTATGAACGGCACCCCTGTTGCCTGAGCAAACACACTACCTTTTGCTAATTTAGCAGCGGATAAAATAAAAGTTTCATATTTATCATAACCAAAAGTCCGACATTTTACTTCACACCAGTAACTTTTTTCTTTTGACTCAATCCAATAATCTAAGCCATAAGACACTGGAAGCTTGTGACAAGTTACATCCCACTTACCTTCTAAATAACCTGCCACTCGCTCTTCTCTTTTTTGATCGTCAATTGTTTCTAAACTAGGTTTAATCATTTGTACTCCTCAATCTTGATAAAAATTTGGATCAACAGCTACAAATCTTTTTGTAGGCCGTCCTTTACCTCCAACCTTTACTTCTATTTCTTGTATCTCGCCGGCATTTTTAAGCCTTTCTATTATCTCTTTGACTTCATAAGACTTCATTGATCTGAATAATTCATGTCTATCTACTTCTCTTTTACTAATACCTTCAGCTCCTCTAGTTCTTATATATGACAGAACAGATTTAATTTTAGCTTCGGTTGCAGAAGATGATACTTTGTCACGACAGGTTTCTATAAATAGTAAATCGTAATATCTGACATAATCTATTGCCCATTCTGTATGTTGTTTCTTTATAAACTTTGTTTTTGTGTCACATGCTAAAGCACAGATTAAAGCGAGTCGCATAGCTTTTTCTCTTGATCTTGATAACAATGGTTCTAAATTATCTTTCTCTAAAACGTTCTGTCTCTTAACTATTTCTTCAGCAAACTCTCTTAACAACTGCCTGCTATCTTCATCAAAATCTATTACTTTCTGTCCGACATCTACTTGTGAGTTTTCTTCAGCTATATCACCAAAATCTGTTTGTGGTCTTCTAATATCATTGACCCACTGCACAAGATTAATAGGCGGTTTCTTAAATTTTTTCAAAGCACTAACTTTTCTGGGCTCTTTGGATTCCACTATTATGAATCTATTCAAAAAACCATCAGCTACACGTCCTGAGTTAAGTGCACCATAAAAGTTTTTTGGTACAGATATACCTACCAAAGTAATAGCAGGTTTGTAACAAATACGGTTCATAGTCTGCTCAATATATTGTTCAGGCGTATTCATCAGAGAATAATTATCTGGTCTTAGTGCACCGTGACATCTGCCCCAAGCCTCCATAAGAGTCTGTATGCCACTTTCTATGTTGGTGTTTTGTTGGGCTGAGATACTTTCTAATCTTTTACCAAACTCATCCATAATAGTAATTTGGGTCGGTTTATATTTAAGGGTAGAGTGTACGGCACCTGATGAAGTGTAGCCATCACCAACAATCATTTTTGAATACTTTGTTTTGTTCAGGACAGACTCTACAAATGTTTTTATATTTTCTTTACCTTGTCCTGACTTAGCTACTCCAACAAAATATAAACTACTAAAGTTGTTCATATCTGTCCGATACATACGACCACAACATACACTTGCTAGACTCAAAGCAGCTACCAAACTTAATTCAGGTTGGCTAATTTGTGCGATCTCTTCACTAAAGTTAAACATGTTTTTGAGTATACCTGGTGGATTAAATAAATTTTTAGGCGGTTTTATATTTTCTTGTGCTTGTACAAACAAAGGTGCTTGTTGGTTTTTCCGGTCATGTGTTTTTTTAACATTATCAACGACAGACAAAATTTCATGTGTAGGTAAAGGTGGTGAGTTTTGAGTATTCCAGCTCTCCATAAAAAATTTAGCAAAATCTAAATTAAGATTTTTACTAATTAGATATCCTGCTAATCTTGCTGCTTGATCATTTCTAGAGCCCTCATTTACACCACTCAAAGAAAATGGTGCTACTGTTGCTTGACCATTTGCTTTATTATTGCCTGTTATAAGAACCCATTCTTTTTCTGTAAAATTAGGCAGATCTTCAAAACCCCACAGATCCCAACTAGGATTTTGAATCGGCATATAAGTTTGGCCGTTAGCATGTTTATTATACGGCGCAATAATTAAACCACCTTCTCCACGCAGATCAATATGTCTTTCTATTGGAGTTTCATTTGTCCTTCTTGTAGCAAAAGTAGTGAAATTTTCTGGATTATTGTAATAATAGTGCATACCCTTACCTGTTCGCACACGATAAGGTGAAGGTGGTAAATTTTGATCTACCCAAGTCATAGCCTCTGGGGTGTCTGCATCAACAACCATAAACTGACCACAGACCAAAGCCACCGTCATATCATCTCTGTTCTTAAACCAGGATTCTACTTCTGATCTATTTGGTCTTTTTTCTTTGAAGTGGGCCCAACCCTTAAAAAAACCTGGTGGCTTTTTTGTTTTCCTTAATAAGGGCACGACATCTAAACCTTCATCATAATAAGACATAGCCAAATCATAGACAGACTCATCCCCTTTAAAATTAATAGAAAACACTAACTTATTTCATTAGGGCAACCATATATTGATTCGTAATCTAGTTTGCCGTTGGTTTTTTGTATTATATTTTTTGCTTGTTTCACGCTAGGTTTTCGATAGCCCCAGCGCCAAGCTTTAATAGTTGCGAGTGATACTTCGAATGTTTTAACCGAAGTAGTCATACCTAAATGTTTTATATATTCATTTAATTTATATTGTTTTACTTTTTTTTCAGGATAAAGAGGTTGAACACCTTTATCTTTAAGTTCTTTAAGCCGTTGGAAGTTTATACGTTGTAATCTGTGGCAGTAATTTGCATACCACTCTAAATTATTTTCCATAATAAGTTCCTTTATTTGTGTTTACATAAAGTAACATTATGCTACAATTTATGTCAACTTATAAAAGGATATTATTATGAGTATTTTAAAAAATGTAGTTAAACCTGACCAACTAGTCAATAAACAAGGAGCTAAAATCCTTGTGTATGGTGAGTCTGGTGCAGGTAAAACATATACATGCTCAACGGCTCCTGGGAAAGTGCTTGTTATAAGCATGGAAGCAGGACTTCTATCTATACGTGATAAAGAGAACGTTGATGCAATAGAAATTAAAAGTTATGAAGAACTGAATCAAGTTTACGGAGAACTGAAGGCAGGCGAACATGATTACGATACAGTTTGCTTGGATTCAATATCTGAAATGTCAGAGATTCTTTTGGAGCATGAACTTAATATAAATAAAAACGCTTTAAAAGCGTATGGTAACGTACAGAATGCATGTACAAATGTCATGCGGATGTTTAGAGATTTACCTATGCACGTAATCTTTGTTTGTAAAATGGCCAAAGAAAACAACGAAGGTACTTGGTTTTTCCAACCTAAAATGATTGGTAAACAACTTGGTCAATCTATACCTTACTTCTTTGATGAGGTTTTATGTTTGAGAGTTATGGAGCAAACAGATAGTGAAGGTAAGTCTATCCACACTAGATGGTTTCAAACTACCTTAGCTGAGGGTTATGTTTGCAAAGACAGGTCTGGCAAACTAGAACCTTTAGAAGAACCTAATCTAACTACTGTTATTGCTAAATTAGGTTTTACTTCAAGTGTTCAAGCAGCACCTGTACAGGAGGTTGTAAATGACACAGAAGTTTGATTTTACAGATTCCTACCGATCGTGACTGGGAAAC